CGTTTAATCTTAATAAACCTTTTGATAATGAATTAACAGCAGTGGCTTCATTACCAGCACCTCCAGCTGAGAAATTACTAAAATTATCACCTGTAGCAGAAGTGTTAGTTGAGTGTGAAGCAACCCAGATTAATTCTTTAACAGGATGGTTAAATGGTAATCTAACACTATTTTGACTTGTTCCAGTTAATGATGATGTTAAAGTTTGAACTGTTTCGATTAAATATTCATGTGGGTTTTGGGCAAAAGTTTTTCTTTCTTCAGTATCTAAGAAAATGTAATCACACCATAATGAAACATTTGATAATTTTACATCACTGCTACCAGTATCTTTTGAAACTGCGTTTGCGTTAGCAGCAGTTGTTAAAATAAGTTCAACTTCGTGATATTGAAGAGCAATTAATGGTAAAGCAAGACCTGGATTTCTGCAGAAAGCAAATTGTAAAGGAACGTGAGCAGTTGTTATACCGGCAACAGCAGTGTTAACAAGACCGTGATCATCAGTTAAGTTAACTCTTCTTTGAGTTGAGTCTCCAACCATAACATCTAATAATCTTTTTTGATCACTTGATTTTGTAAGTTCGGTCCAAACATTCATCCAAGTTCCACTTTGTCTATCAATTAATTGTCCTCCAATTCTTAATTCAACTTCTTTTAACATAGCAAAACCAACTCTGTTACATTGGTTATTAGCAGTACCTCCAATAGTCATTTCAACCCAAGTTCTACCAACTAAGTCGCCATTTCTAGAGATTTTGCAAGTTAATCTAGAGTTAAAAGACTTGACATCACCTTCAACGGTTTGTTCCATGGATTCCATAGCAAAGTTAGTGTGTCTTCTATAAACAACTTTGAAAAAAGTAATTTGAGGATTACCTGTAAGGTAAACATCTTGTGCGCCATAAGCGACGAGTTGCATTAAAGCACCGGCCATTTATATATAATACATATTAGAAAAAAATTTAGAATATTAAAATTTTTTTTAACAAATATTAAAGGTTTTATTAGTTTAGTATTAAAATATGTGTAAAAAGTTATATATTTAAATAAAAAAATTATATTTAAAGGTTTTTTTAAATAGTTATTTATATAAAATGCCTTCAAGCAATTTTAGAATTAAAAATAAAAATAAAAATAAAAAAAATAATAATGTAAAAGATTCAAATACATTAGAAAATAAGCATAAACAAATGATTAATAAAATAGGAAATGAAATAAATTCATTAGAACAACTAAAAAATAAACTTGATAAAATAAAAACTGATTTAAATAAAATAGAAGAATATAAAAAAAAACATATTATTTTTGATATAGAAAAAAGAGCAAAATTATTAAATTTAAAAGATAAATATACTCAAGAAATTATAAATATTGAAAATAATGAGTCTGAAATAAATTATTATGATTTAACCGGAGATTTATTAAACGATTATTATGATTTAAGAAAAAATACTGAAAATAATAATACATCTAAAAATATTTTAGAATTTTTAAATTCTGATAAAAAAATAAATGATAAACAAAAAAGTCGAGCTGAATTATTTAATACTTTTTGTAAAAGAATTGACGGTGTAAGAATAAATAAAGATGATGGGAAAAACAGAATTAAATATTGTAGTGTTTGTAATGTTGAAAAATTTCTTGACTATAGTAAATCTTCGTATATATGTCCAAATTGTGGATTAATGGAATTTATTATTATAGATGAAGATAAACAAATAAAAGACTATTCGCCTTATCAAAGAAGAAATCATTTTAAGGAATGGTTAAATCAATTTCAAGCAAAAGAAACAACTGATATTCCAGAAGATGTATTTATTAATATAGTAAATGAATTAAATAAAAATAGAATTACAGATTTAACAAAAATAAATAGACAAAATATACAACCTATTTTAAAAAAATTAGGTTATAATAAATTGTATGAACATATACCATTTATTATTAATAAAATATCAGGACAACCAGCACCACAAATTACTAATGAAATAGAAGAAAAATTTATTAATATGTTTCTACAAATTCAAGAACCTTGGGATTTATATAAACCAAAAGGAAGAAAAAATTTTTTATCATATCCTTACATATTATATAAATTTAGCGAATTATTAGAATTAGATGATTTACTTGTATATTTTCCAATGTTAAAACCAACTAAATTAATGGAACAAGATATTATTTGGAGTAAATTTTGTAAGCATTTAAAATGGGAATTTTATCCAACAACATAATATTATTTTATTTTTCTCACCTTATATATTATGGAAATTGAATAAAAGAAATAGAATTTTTAGATAATATATATTAAATTTACATTTAAAAGAATATTTATTTATAATAACTATATGACAGATCAAGAAGTATTACCTATGGTACCACGAGGACAAACTTATGTTTGTATGTCTTTTTTAAGTAATAAAGAAGATTCTTCTATTACAACAACCGGAATTCGAATTGGAGGAGTTTTTGAAACATATGAAGGAGCTTGTGCTCACGCTAAACTAATTCAAGAACACGATGACAGACATCACGTTTTTGTAGGTGATGTTGGTAAATGGTTACCTTATGATCCTGAACCAAATTCAGATAATGTTAATGATTCAGAATATGCAAACGAACAACTTAATACCATTATGAAAGGACATAAAGATAATATGGAAAAAGCGAGAGTTTTTCATGAAATGAGAAAAACAGAAAAAATGGTTGAAAATATTAATGAAAATTTAGAATCTAAAAATACATTAAAAAATGAGATTACTGAAAAATTAAGTAAAGTAAAATCTATGGATGAAGCTAAAACACTAACTACAAGTTTAGATAGTATTGAAGAACAAATTAAAAAAATGGAAGAAAAACTAGAAACTTGTCAAGATAATAATACCACTCTTAAAAAAGAACTAGATAATTTAGGAGGTGATAAAAATACGGAAAATACAGAAACAACTGATGATAATATTAATGTTTAATATTTTACTTTTTCTATAATTAGATTCATATTATTTTTTTTTTTATTAACCATACTATTAATATTAAATACTTCTATTTTTTTATTCCACTGTTTATCATAATTTTTTTTGTGAAATTTTTTATATTTTTTTGAACCCATTGTAAATTCAGGTGTTTCTTTTGCTTTATACCAAAAAACTTTTTTAGTTACATCAGTCGAATGTACTCTATTGTTTATAACCATACACCCATAATCTTCGGTAACTTGAGTAAATACTTGTTGAAATACATCAAAACTGGGAAACATTCCTGCGTAATGATCGTATAATCTTTTTCTATTAGATATGAAATCTTCAGCTAATAAAAAAATAAAATCAAAATTACTACGCATTTCAGGTGGAATACCTATTGCATATTGCATTGTTAATATAAAAGATAAATGATGATGTCGACCATTAAAAAATAATTCTAAAATTTGTTCTTCTTTAACCCATGTTCCCTTTGAAGACATACAATCATCCATTATTAATATAACACGATCGTCTTTTACTTTTTTACCCTCTTTTTTTCTCATATTATTGTCTTCTGACATTTTTGATTGTCTGCTATATAATCTATTTAAAATTGCCGTACTATAATTATCATAAATAAAAATATCTGGTATAAATTCACCATAAAATTTATTTAATTTTTCAGTTTTACTTATTGCCATAACTGTTGGTATTTCTTTTTTATGAAATAAAATTTCTCTTGTTAGATAACTTTTACCTGATGCTCTTTTTGCTATCATAGCAATTGTAACATTATCTGGCATCTCTTTAATATTAAATTTTTTTATTCTTAGACGAGAAGAACCTAATTTTATATCTTTTAAAGTCATTTAAATAATTTAGATTTTATAAATTTAAAAGTTAACTCTATTTACATAGATATCTGGAAGTATGTTTTCTATTTTATTTATTTTTATATTTTCATTATTAAAAGTATGAACTAATAATATTATACTAATTACAAATAATATTGTTTTTGATTTATTAAAAATATTTTTAAAAGATTTATCAGATTTATCAGATTTATCAGATTGATTAAAGTTTTCATATTTATCAGATTTACTAAATATATATATTATACTTGATGTAAATAAAATTACTATAAATATTGGATACATTAATTTATATTAGAAATGTTTTTCTAATATAAATATATATGGCTTTAAACAGTATAGTTAATAAATTAATAAAATATGTTATAATGAGTTTATTAATGTATAGTTCTGTTAGTTTTATACCAGAACAACCTGTTAATACTATTGATACTCTTAAAATAACATTTGTAGTATCTATTTTATTTGCGATATTTGATAGAATATTTCCTTCAATTTATTATAATGATAATGATAATAGTAATAATTAAACTAATAATTATAGAATTAAATATTTAAATAATTACTAAAAAATTTATCTCTATTTTTTTTCTCATCTTTCTCTTGTGTATTAATATTTGTATCTGGTTCAATTATCCCATTATTATTTTTAATGTCACTATTTGAGAAAATATCTTGATAATTTTTTTGCAATTTTTCTTGATTATATGTTAGTGATTCTGTATCTGCTAAATTATTTTCAATTTGTTTTTTAGCATTGCTATTTATAGATAAACTTCTGGGTTCAGTAGATTTTTTAATAGATTGATTTATTATTTTTTTTAATGTAGATGATGAATTATTTATACTATTTTGTCTATGAAAAATTTCATTTGAATCTGTCAAGTGAACATTTTTATCGATAATATTTAATAATTGAATTTTCATATTTGGAGTATTAATTGAATTTTCAACATTTTTAACTAGTTTTACAGAATTATGTTTATTATTATTATTATCATTTTCATTATGGCGATTATCTATATGTTCATTACGACTATTATCTCTATTATATTTGCTTTCACTTTGTCGTTCATCTTTATCATCTTTATTATATCTACGTTCACTGCGGCGATCATCTCTATAATCTCTATAATCTCTATCATCTCTATCATCTCTATCATCTCTATCATTTTGATTATATCTACGGTCACTATTACGGTCACTACGACGGTCACTACGACGGTCACTACGACGGTCACTACGACGGTCATTACGACGGTCATTACGACGTTCGCTTTGACGTTCACTTCGACGTTCACTTCGACGTTCACTTCGACGTTCACTTTGACGGTCACTACGCCGGTCACTACGCCGGTCATTTTCGTGATAATCTCTATCATCTCGACAATTATTTTGGTGTTCGTTTTTTTTATTATTATCTTCTTTATTATTTTTATTATCTTGATTATCTTGATGTTCATTATTATTATCACTATTAACTTTAATCATTTTTTCATCTTCTTTTTTAATTGTTTCTTGTTCTGATACTATTTCTAATAATAAAGGAATATTTTTAAATTTACTACTAACAAGGTTCACCTCAAAATTAAATTCGTTACCTGTATTTGAATTTTCTCCTAAATATTTATGTAAAATTAATTTCATTGGTAAAATTTTTCTTATAGCAGATATAATAGATTTATTTATTAAATCAATTGCATCTTTATAGTTTCTTTTCAATTCTAATCCAGAAAAATCATGATAATATAAAAATGGATCATCCCATATTCTTCGAGCACTTTCAATATAAATAGTATGAATAAAATTTAAAATATTAATATCATTATAAACATTTTCTGGTATCTTTTTATTTGTTAAAATTTTAATATTTGATTTAATTACTGCTTTTACTAAATCTATAAACCAAGGATATTTATCTCTAGTATTATGTATAATTCTTTCATATTCTGTTTTCAATATATCTTCATTCCATTTTGGAATTTGTTTGAGTAATTTTTGAAAAGTTTTTAATACTTTTTCATTTGTACTACTATCTTTTGCTTTTTTATATAAATATGTAAATCCATCATAAATATGAGGAGTTAAAATATCTAATAATAATTCAGTATATTCTTTTTTTAATTCAATAAGTAAATTAATATTCATTATTATATATTATTTAGATATTATTTTTAAATTAATACAAATATTCAATTTCACCTGGAGTTTCATAAGTTCTATCATTAATAATTTTATTAACAACTGTTTCGTCTAATTCTCCAAAATCTAAAGTAATTTCAGTTAAATCTATTTCATTGAATACTTTATTATATTTATCTTCTAAATTATCTTTTAAATTTTTAAATTCATCTTCAGTAAATTGTAAATCAAAATATTTATTAAAATTATTTCTGGAATTATTTAAATTTTCTTCACAGTTTTTAATTAAATATTGTGGTTTAGAAGCACAATTTTCTGTACAACATTCATTATTAAAAGATTCTTTATTTTTACCTTGAATAAATAAATAAAGTAATAAAATAGTTAATAAAAGTATTATTAAAATCATATATATTTTATTAGAAAATAAATTAAATACTGTCTATTTTACTTTCAATTTCTTTTTTTTCTTTTGTAGATAACGTAATAAAATCTACTGTTTTATCTATTTTTAAACATAATTCGATATCTTTAATATTTATTTTTTTCTTATATGATTTTAAAAGTTTAATTAATTTTTCATTATTATTATTTTTAATTAATATATTACTAAATTTACATAAAATTAGTAACTCTTCGATATTCTTTTTGTTTATTATTTTGTGTAAATTATTTATATTTTTTTTATTTATATTTTTTAACGATGTTTTATTTAAATCAGCACTAAATTTAATATCATTATATTTTAACTGTTCGTCAGATTTATTTATCCAATAAGATGTATTTAAACACGTATAATAACCATGTATATTTTGTAAATACCAATTTTGATCTGTATATATACTAGTTTCTATCAAGTCTCCTATTGATATAGAATTTGATATATTTAATAATTGATCTAATTGTAAATTCCAATTATTTTTTTTCTTTAATACTTTTTTATAATAATTTTCATTAATCATTAAAGGTAATAATACTTTTTCTGTTTCGTATAATTTATATATTGTATTATAGTCCTCATATTTATTTAATAATTGAAGAGATGCGTCATATAATCCAATATCTACGTTCTTTTTTATTGAGTTTTCAATAAATTCATTTGTATTTTTATTATTTAATTCTTTGTAATTATACGAAAAATCTTGTAAAATATTAATAAGTCGCCTTATATCTTTTTGACTAAATTCAACTATTTTAGTAATATTTTCATTATTTTCTATTTTTATTTTTTCTTTTTTACATATATATTTTACATATTTTATCAAATCAAATGTTGAAGGTGGGGGGAACTTAATTTCAGTACAATGTTTTTTTAAATCATTAATTAATTTACTATGATGATTATTTGAAATAAATATTAATGGAAATAGTTTATGTTTGTTATTATTTTTATAAATTGATAATATAAATTTTCTCTCGTTTGCCAATGATATTAGTTCCGTCTCATCAAATACAATAGCAATTTTTTTCTTGATTGTGTTTTTAATATTTACTTTACAATTAATAGAATTATTATAATTATAAATATCTAAAAAATCATTGTTAGCTCTATGCTTTTTAATATCATCTGGATAAATAATATTATAATTATAATTATAGCGGTCTAATAATAGTTTAATTATTAATGATTTACCTATTCCATATGTACCTGTTATTATTATAGAATTTTGATTATGAGTATCAAATGTATCTAACCATCTATCTAGTATTTTAATATTATTTTTATTACCAACAAATTCTTTAATATTTTTTGGTTTCCATTTATTAATCCATAATTCTTTCATTACTAGAATTATAAATTAATCTTTAAAAATATTAAAATATCAATTATTTTTAAAAATTAGTTAATTTACGTAATATTGAAAAATTATATATAGAAATTTTAGATTTTCTAAATTTTATATTTAAAAATTTAGAAAATCTTTAAAAATATTTTCTAAATTAAAGTATATATAAATGCCAAGAGGTTCAAGAAGAAGTGCTCCTAAAGGTGGTAACACAATCGAAAAAGAAGTTGCCAACTTATTCGCTTTAGGAAATTTAGCTAATCAAAATACTTTATTAAATATGAGAAATAAATATGGAGATGATCAATTAGTTGATGAAATTGAAAGAGTATTTGTTCACAGACATGCTGATGTTGTCAAAAAAGCAAAAAACTTTGCCAACGCAGTTAGAAATAAATATGCTCACGCAAATATTCCATATCATATGATTTTACAAAAAGCAAGACTCCATGCTAAAAAACATAAATTATCAGCAGCAGAATTCTCTGAGTTTCAAAGAATGTTTGAACAAGAATTAGCTGGTACTTCAAGACAAAATGAAGTAGTTGTTCCTGTTACTAATATGATGAGAATCTTAGGAAACCTTGCTGAAGCAGGAAAAGGAGGTGACGGTAGATTTACTTTACAAGGTGGAGATTACAAAGCGCTCCAAGAAATCTTAAAATTACACAGTGAATCTAAACAACTCCACGCTCAAGTTGTTCTCCAATCTTTAGTTTACGGAGATGGTTTACTTGATGGTACACAATCAACACACGGTCCTATCTCACCTGAAGCTTTAACTGTTGTTTTTGATAAAAATAAACACAATCAAACCGATCACATTCATCCTTTACTTGTCGCTCTTTTCTTAAGAGCAAACCATGAATTTGATAATCACTTTTTATTAAGTAATATTTCCGGTATTGTTAAATCCAGATACAACAAAGAAGCTTTAACTACCAGAGCCGACTACGAATTATTTTATGATATGGTTACTGATCCAAATGATATTATATGTGACCACAGATCACCAATGGCTGATTTACTTCACAGAGCTAATTTACAAAATGCATTATGGCACAATGTTATTTCATTAAGAAATGGTAGATGCTACGATGAATCATACAGAAATTTTATGTCTAGTGTTGATGTTTGTAGATTAAATAAATACGATAATCCTGATCTTGTCTATGGCAGACACGATGGTACTATAGCTAAAAGACTTTTATCTGCTTTCTCATACAGACCAACTGTTGTAACTACAAGACCAGTTCAAACTGTTATTATGGCAAATAATCCATATGCTGTTAATGTTAGACCAACTGTTACTAGAATTCCTATGGTTACATTCAGAGCAACAACTAGATCAAACTTTAATGATGGAAGAAGAGATACTATTTATTTAAGAAGTGAATTATCTCAAGCACAAAGACAATATTTTATTGAAGGTAATGTTGTTGTCCAAAGAGAAGTCAATATTTTATACTCAAGAGGAAATGTTATTGTTTACGTTGATAGAAGAGGAACAAGAATTGACCTCCAAAATTACCCAACAATGCACTACAACCAAGTCCCAGTTGGAGTTAATGGTTTTGAAAAAATTAATACTAATATTAAAGTTATTATTGGTGAATTTGATGATACTGTCACTCAAACTGGAACATGTGGAGCTGTAAATATTAAAGGAAATGTAGATTTACCAGGCAATGTTCTAATTGGTAATACTAATGATGCTAAAGATAAGTACTATTTATCAGCTGCTTTATGTGCTAATACAACTAAAATTAATCAAAATTTATCAGGTTCAAGAGTAGACGAAGATGTTGTTATTGGTTCAAGAGCTTATGTTTCAATGTGGGGTATGAAAAATAGACCTAATCCTCAATTTACTAATGCTAATGATGAATTATTTAATCCTCAACAATTAACTGATATAGTTGATGGAATAGATAAAACTTTTGTTGATGATAACTTGATTGATGGTACAAATTATTTACAATACATTCAATATGATCCTATGTTATTAGGTACAGGAAACACATCAAAACTATCAACACCTTATAAAAAATCAAAATGGGCTCAACAAGAACCAGGTGGTGGAACCCCTGCTGTTAATGCTGATTCTGTTAAAGAATCAATCTGTAAAACAGGTTTACTCCTTGTCTTTACTAACCAAGAATTAAAAGAAAACTTAAGAGTCAGATCAACTAATGCTTAAATTATGTTATCATAAAATATCATAAAATATTATAAAATATTATAAATAATTAAATATAATTATTTATAAATTTTTTAGAAATAAATAGATTCTTTTGTAATACCTCTTTTGTTATTTGTAGATATAGGTCTCTCTAATATATTTAAGTTTCCCATAGCATTAAAATCATTTAAATATTTAATATAACCAATTAAACTTTGTATAACTGTTGGAATAACTAAATTTAAAAAAATTTTATTTAATGCTTTTACACGTTCTTCCGGTAATCCAAAATCTAATACATAATGTGTTTGATTGTGTTGTAAATATACATATCTCATAACAGATAACATTAAAGTTTTTTTTTGTGAATTAATCATAATTTTTTCACCATATTTTTCTTTTGTCATTTTTAATACATATTTTTTTATTTGTGTATTTAAATTATCTATATTTTGTTCACTAAAAAAAATTAATCCTGATTGAGATGGTGTAAAATTAATTAAATTTTCTACTCTATCTTTTTCTCTATCTGTAAATTCCATATATATATTACTTTAGATAAAATTTATTCAAATCTATAAGTTTCTATTAATCCACCCGATGAATAGTTTACATTTCCATCTTTATCGTGTACAACATCTTCATTATTACTATAATTTAATAATTCCGATTTAAATCTAGGTTCTACATTATATTTTTCATTAGTTTTAGTAATTACATTAACTTTTGTTGGATCATCAGACATAGATTCAATTACTGCCCATTCATATTCATCAAAATTTTTCATATAAACAACCAAATTACCTGGTTCCATTTTTGGTAATACACCTTCCATAAGATTATCTTTCTCAGATTTTAAGATAGGTGTTCCAATTCTATTATGAAGTAATTCTGGAAATGACTTGCCTAAAAGGTCTTTTATTTTGTTCTTTTTTAATAATTCTTTTCTTTTTTCTAATAAATCATTTAAATTAGCAGGTGTTGGTGTTTGGTATATTTGACCATTTAAATTATATAAATCATTTCTAATAGAAGTTAAGTAACTAATAATATTGTTTATTTTTTTCATTATCATTTGTGGAGGATTTAACTCTGTTAAAATTTTGCTAAATATATTAATTAAATATTTATAATGATTTTCAGTTCTTATATTATTTTGTCCACTAATAATAGTTATATTATCTTTTATTGATGAAGAAAATTTATTTACCTCTGATTTAGAATCCAAAATAAGTTTAAATCTTTGATCATCACCCTTAATATGAGCATCTAATGCTCGTGTTACAGTTGGTGGATTATCATAATAATTTGTATATCCACCACCTGCGGTGTTTCCATATAAACCACTTGAAGGATCTTTATATCTTGAATCAACTAAAACTAAATATCCGTAATTAGGAACATAAAAATTAAAACCATCGACTTTATATAACCAATGATTTAAACTATGATAATTAATATATAAATCTTTAATAAAGATATTATCAAGATCAAAATCATAAAACAATAGTTCGTGTTCCTCCATTACTGCTACTGCGTACATTAATTGAAATAATACTGAATACCAAACCTTTTCTGAATGATCGCCAGTTGAAACCATTTTGAATAAATTACCCTTTCTATCATAAATAGGTTTTCCCCATTGATGCATACTTGTAGTGGGTGCTTCCGTTACTGCCAATAAAGATACTCCACTTCTACCAGATAACTTTTTTTCAATATTAGCATTTACACCAAATAAATCTGTTAATTTATTACTTTGTTTATTTGTTCCAGGTACTGGATTACGAGCAGCATCTATCTGATCATAACTATAAGGTTGTGAATCTAAACCTTGATGTGCTTTCTTTGAATTACCATAAAGTAAATCTAAATATCCTGTAGGACCTCTATGATTTTGTATAATTGATTCTAATTGAGTATAATCAATATTTGAGTAAGTATCTATAGCATGAAATAATATTGTTATAAAATTAGGTGATATTTTTCGTTCTAGTATAATATCTCTAATATATTCATAATAATGTATTTCTCTCCAAACATCATAATCTCTCCAAGAAACAAATCTATCTGGTACTGCTGGTGGTCCCAGTGTTCCCGGAATATTAACTCTATATTGATCAACTTTCCATCTATTTATATCTGTTGATAATGAACCTCTTTCTATTCCTTCTCTAAATCCTATATTAGTTATAGCTGTATTTATTGAAGCTGTTGGTGGATTATTTACTTCTTTTAAATGTTGTTTTGCTACTTTTAGATGTTTTAATTTCGGGTTTAATTTTTTTAATTGAAAATTAGACAATCTATCAGTATTCCATAAAGCACCATTAGATAAACTATAAATTCTCAAGTTTAAACCTAAAGATGTTTTAGCTATTCCTAAATTACTACCATCATATCTAACTGGATAAGCCATATTATAAAGTAAGAAATTAACAGGTATATCTGAATATGGATTTTGATTACCTAAACCATATGGATTAAATTGTAACATTCTAAAATATGACAAAATTGATTTAGCATCATTTCTATCAGTTTCTAATGTTAATTGTAATATTTCATTATTATTTGGTTGTACGGAATTATTAATAAAATTAATTATTCTTTGACGGTCGTGAATTTTAACCATTGAATAAGTATATGGGTCACCAGGAACAATATCTTCATAAAGCATATTTAACATTGTATGGTCATTTGATGAAGGGTTACCTAATTTAATATTATATACTTTTTGTAAAGGTATTTCATTTCTTTTCTTTAATGGTACTGACATAGGCCAAGGCATTGAATCATAATCATAAACAAAGCCAGGTGGGTATGTTTCTTCGCCACCTAGAGGTATAAATCCTGGATTATCATACTTTGGGTGTGTATGACTTGCTTGAGGTTTTAAATCAGGTTGATAAAGTTTTTGTTCTGCTAATACTGGCATTTGATTTGTATCTGCTTTATATTTTGGTTTAAACGGTTTAGATTCGTATTTATTATTACTATCTCTTGAATCGTTTCTTTGGTCATGATGTGGTTTATCGTAATGTTTTTTTGGTGTATCGGAATCATAACGTGGTTTATCATGACGTGGTTTATTATGATGTGGTTTATCATGACGTGGTTTATCATGATGTGG